GCTTCACCAACGTCTACGACCTGGAGGCCATAAGCATTGGCTGCGGTTAAACCGAGCAGCCCGGTCTTCATGTCGCCATCATCAAAAACGCCGGCGAAGACTGTGGTGCAGGCGGTGCCAGAACCCTTCGTCTGGTTGATGGGAATCCAGTCATTCCTGAGAATGGGCACGCCACTGTAGGCGGGGACATTCTTGCCGCTGGGAAGCTCGTAAACTTCCTGCATCGAAACGCCGCCGAGGGCACGAAGTAAGGTCTTGTACGACCGGATCGTGCGAGCGTGCATGACGAGATAGTCAACTTCGCCATCTTTGGCGGTGACGAGGTCCAGCATCTCATCCATAATCGTGAAGCTCAGGCTTGAGCCGTTTGTGGCCGTGGTGGCCTTCTGGCCAGAAGCACACAGATTGATGAGGCCGTTGAACTCATCCGCAGCACCGGAACCGTTGATGAGTTGGTTCTGATAATTTCGGCCGGCACTCTTGGCTTTCGACGCAATCTGGACGCCGGTCTGATCGTTGTCGTCGGAGCGAGTGGCTTGGATCAAGCCATCAACTTCGGCGTCACCGATAATTTTGGTCAGGTTGCTTGTGACCTGGGTGAAAGTTGCCGCAGCCTTCGCGGTGATCGTACCAGCTACGCCGATACTCTCAACATCGCCGAGGGCATTTTCGCGGTTGTACGCCAAAGCGTTACCGTTGATGCCCTCGAAAGGCAGCAACTGGAACATGTGATTGACGGTTATGACGGACTCAATCAGTCCGGAGATGAGTGTGTCTTGTGCGAGTTTCGCACTTTCAGCTAATGTTACACTTGCCATAGAACTATCCTTTCTGGACTCGCGTTAATAATTTTCAATCAGCACATTGAAAACCATCGCGGTTCCGGCAAGAATCACTCAAGCCAAGTGCTATTAACTTTTCAGCCTGTATTATAACATTATCGGAACCAAGAGTCAAGCGGAAAATAAAAATAATTTGCTTGACTCTTGGGTCCAGGTATTTTTACTTTCTGGTCTTGGTCTTGAGACCGTGCCCGATCTTCTGGGCGGGTGTCATGTTTTTCGTCGCGTCACCACGCCGCACACCTACCGGAGTGTTTCTCGCCTGAGAACCACCACCTTCAACTGCTTGTGTTGATGGGAAGAGTTGACGAAAGTTCTTATCTTCGGACATCTCGATCAACAGCTCGTCGGGATTCATCAGTTCGCCAGCACGTTCAGGGCTTGTGGAATAGCGGGCTTCACCATCGGCACCGACAACAACGACGCGAGGCTTACCGTCTACGTCTGCGACCTTCATCTGCTTGCGAGCAAACGGCGAGATCAGCGTAGTGTTGAGCCCGGCCCAACCAGCACCGGCGTGCATGATTGAGGAATCAAGCATATAGGATTCGAGCTGATCTTGCTTGGTGCTGATCTCATTATCCTTTGTGGTGGTGAGTGCTGCCACGGCTTCGCCATGTTCCTTCTTGATGGCGGCGATCCGCGAAGCGATGTCACTCTCTTTACCTGATGCAGCGGTAGTCAGCTCATCGATCTTTGTGCCGACAGCCGCAGCTATCTCATCAACCGTGGCACCGTATGACGACAACACCGACAAGTCTGTCTGACCCGCAGCTTTGGCATCTGTGACTTCCTGCCGGACTGCTTTCAGAGCTTTGTTCTGACCGGTGATGACAGCAACGGCAGCGGTTGTTTGGGCATCAGCCCTAAGATTAAATCCACCGGCCTCTTCCTCGGCCTTCTCATAGAAGGCTTGGCAGTTCGCAGGGACTACGCTCAGATCGGTGACGTTGCGGTTCTTTGTAAAATCAAACTTCATCTTCGTTCCTTTCAATTTTGTCAGGGTTTTGATTACGATTCGGTTTTTTGAAATCTACGTTTTCTTCTGAAAGCACGCCACGACGTTGCAGTTCTTTCAGGTATTCTTCGGTCGTCAGCCCTCCTTCTTTCCAGGTGTTATATAGTGTCATTAACTCATCTGATTGAGGTGATGTAAACTCTGTCGGCACGCTTGCTCTACCTGAGTGCTTTTTATTCATCCAGGCCGACATCATTTCCAACGCCAAATTCATCGCGTCATTGAAACGAAATGTCACGTCTTGGAGTGGTGACGTCGCTTCACTTGAATCAAGTTCTCTTGCCGACGCCGATTCACGATCTGGACGATCTTTAGTAAATTCGGCCCCGTATGATTGCATTCGTTTCTCCAGGTCTTGGAGGTCTTCACGGCCGGCTTTGATGGCAGCACCTTTGTGCTCAACATAATAAAATCGAGCCGTGGGGTCTGGCGTGTATAGCCATTCTTTAGGCCCAATAACCAGCCGAGCCTCTTCTTCATCGCCACCACTGCACGCGAGCACCGGAAATCGAGCTACGGTTAAGATCGAAATCTGATCTGACATGGATTGCCAGTGACGTATGTTTAGGTCAGCAAGATCATCAAGCGGAGATCGGCCGATCATAAAGCCTTGGCGATCCGCGTAGAATGTCACCAACGGAATAAAATCAATATCCATCCACCACGTTTCCTGGATGATCCAGTTTTGCTTTTCATCCTGTCTATGAATGTCAACGCGAACCTTCTGTTGGAAATCCGGGGCTTCGTCATCTCCCACATTGACGTAGTCAAGTTCAAGGACACGAATTTGTGGCGTAATTGTCTGTTCCCAACCATCTAATCCAATAACTTCCTCTTCGATTCGGACATGTGTTAAAACTTCCCTACCATCAACCCTGGTAGCCAATGCGAAGATGACTTGCTCTGGTGGGATATGGACAAAGTAGGGCCGAATATTCATAGCATCGTCATCAGCCAGTGTCCTGGGAACCGCAATCTCTACACGCGGAAACTCAACCAACACATGGCTAAATGCTTTTGCCACACCATCACGGAACCAACGACGTGAAAACACATCGAGATTATTGCCATTGAGATCAACATCGGCCATCAATGGTTTGAGATGTGAAGCAAAATCCTCTGTGTATAGAATCTGATTCGCAAAAGGACGACCCACCCACATACGCAGAGTTAGGTCAACCATATTGAACAACACATTGCCGACGATACGATCATTGTAGTTTGTCTCGGATTCGTTATCGTGACGAGGAGCCATATCCTCACCAGCCTCACGCATAGCTTCGGTCCCACTAAGTAGTGTGTCCATCTTCCACCAACGCGGGGACATCCTGTCGTATGCTATGCTTGTAGTTGCTACTGTTGATTTTTCTGTTGTAGCCATATTATTACCATTTCCTTTGAGTAATTGTTCGTCTCGTCCATCTTAACCGATACCGCCACATGTCACCTGCATGATCTTCAACATCGGTGTTGACGTCATCTAAGTTTTTATCGTCTCGTGATAAACAGGGAACAGTTCTCCTGGTATCCACGCAACGCTCACATACAAATATACCTTTATCTTCTCGCATCCCATTGTGCGGTACGGCTCCAGCCAATGAATTTCGTATCTGCTGCCACCCCTGGATACGAGAGCCTGGGGATTTATCTACAGCGTCCCAATAGACGCCTTCCTTTTTCATGTCACCAGCTACAGTCTTGGCCCCATCGTATTTCGAGAAGATAGAGCTGTCAGCCGGGCCTCTTTTAATTCGGCCCCGCAACCCCATCTCCTTCTCTTGTGTTTTGATTTGCCGGGCGATTTCGCGGGCCGTCATATTCAAGCCCTTATTCTCCTCATTGCTGCCGCCGTAATACTCATTGAATAAAAAGAGATCGCCTTTGACGTGACCATAATCTTTACCGAACATTGTAATAGGTGTACCATTACTCTCAGCCCACCATCCAACGCTGAATGGTTTTGATTGGCCGTGATCGTAAGCACGATTCAACAGCCAGCCTGATTTCCTGAGTAAAATATATGGAATGTTCGGAATAACGTGTGTTTTCTCATCCCAAATATCATCGAACATTCCACCAGATGTAATATCCCAAGAGCCCTCAATCCATGCAGCAAGTTCAGCTTTGTTTCGAGCAGCGGCCCGAATCTTGCCAATATAGCTTGGGTCAGCCAGCAGCAAAATTTTATTCTCTGCAAGGCTGCTTCGGATAGCGACTCGCGGCTGCTCTCGCTCTTCTTCGGGGATATCTATTCG